CGGTCACGGCGCTGCATCATATATGGAAACCTATGATTCTAACTCGGATCTATGGGGTTGGGACGTCATGGGGTCAGGGATGCAACACGCAAAGGCCCACGGCGTAAAAGAAATCGGCATGTGCGTGGGAACGTGGATGATAAATCATTCAACGGCCCAAGATTACATAAACATCGCACAGCAGATGGAAGCAAACGGCATAACCTTCGCAGGCATAGGTGTATGGGGCGGATATGGCTCAAATGCCAACTCGGTTTACAACGAATTTGAATCATGGTATAAAGCGTGGCAAGCTATTTGGCCGCCAACAAATGTAACGATGAAGAACCGATTCAGTCCTGCACCACCACCCCCACCACCGAAACCAATCGCCTTTGCAGCATTCGCCCCAGCGCTATGTTCTTGGGCTGTAGGACGTCTTGACGAATTTGACGAATTTGCAGTTGGATCAGACACCGCTTTATGGCATAGAGCATTTGACGGAACACAACACGCATGGGAATCGTTAGGCGGACAATGCACATCAGCACCAACAGCAGTAACGACAACCGGAGATTTAATAGACGTCTTTGTTCGCGGGACCAATGGCGCAGTATGGCGAAAAGAATGGAACGGTAAAGCATGGTTGCCATGGACATCACTGGGCGGAGGACTCAAAGCAGGAACAGGACCATCAGCAATCAGTAGAGACGGTAAAACTATTGATATTGAAGTAATAGGAATCAACAACGTGCTATTCCGCAAGTCATGGAACGGAACTGCCTGGTCAACATGGCTAGCGGTAGCAACTTCGATTCAGTAGGTGAGCAATGAACGCCGTCCGGTGCATGCACTGCGGAAGACCGATACTACTCGTAGAAAGCACAGTCTACCACGACGGCGACGTGCATGTCTTATGCACATTCTGCCAAACACCTCAAAGCATATCACACAGAGAAGAAAGTAATCCGCTCTTAAGTACGTGGAATAAAAGAGGAGCCAGGATGAAGTATCAGCAGTACTAGCAAACTCAAAAACATAAAACTACGGGCGTGATACCATAACGCAAATAGAAGCTTATCACGCTCTTGTAAGGATTGGCAGACCAGCGACAAACATTGAGATAGCACAGGAAGCAGGGTTAGCGGTTGGATTAACGAGTTACTTCACCAAACGATTATTTCAAAAAGGATGCGTCACTCGCACGGAACGAGGCACAAGGCATATATTTCTTTATGATTTGAATGGGGTTGAACACAAATAATGGCTGACTCACGGCGATGGATGAAAGGAGCAGAATCATCCAAAGCATACGCCGCTTTTTGTGAATACCGCAACTTAGGGACATCACGCTCTATTGAACAGGTAGCCAAAAAGTGTCATAGGCATAGATCGCTCATCGCAGGGTGGTGTTCTAAATACAGTTGGGTAGAACGTGCAGCCTCGTATGATGAATACCTAGCAGAAAGAAGAAGACAAAGACACCAGGCCAAAGTCGAGAACGTCACTGACGATATACTTGATATTGCTCCTGAAATTCTTAAAAAAGAATTAAACAAGATGCTCAGTGATGAGGCTAAACCATATGCAACCACTGAACGAGTTACTGCAATAGTAAATATAATATGGAAAGTTCTCGGCCTTGATAAAACAAAGATAGACGTAAGCGGCGAAGTCAAAACAACCACAGACGTAACCAAACTTAAACAAGTGCTAAACACGCTGCCATTAGAAGAACGAATCAGACTCAGCGAACAACTGGAAGAACTAGAAGATGTCGGTAAGTGATAGATTCGATCAAATATTCTTAGCGTTGAACGAACAACAACGCAGAGAACTCAAGTATGCTATCGATCCGGTTCAGTTCGCTAAGGCATTGGGTATTGATCCCGATCCATGGCAAGTTCAAGTTCTAAGATCAGAATCAAGTCGCATCATACTCAACTGTGCCAGGCAATCAGGCAAGTCAACAATAGTCGCAGTCGTAGCACTTCACCACGCACTCAATAATCCTAACTCACTTGTTCTCGTTGTCTCACACATCTATCGCCAAGCAACTGAAACCTTTAGAAAGATCGCACGATTCTATCAAGAGATAGATACGCCAATATTATCAGTCACCGAGAACGTACACCGTCTCGAACTACAGAACGGCTCTCGAATCATAACCTTATCAGGACAACACCCGCAATCAATACGTGGTTTCTCAGGTCCGACGCTGGTAATCATAGACGAAGCATCACAAGTAATCGATGAAACATACACCGAAGCGATCCGGCCGATGCTCGCAGTATCAGAAGGCAAGTTAATCTTGTTATCAACACCACACGGCAAGCGTGGTTTCTTTTGGGATGTTTGGAATGATTATGAGCAAAGCAACATTGGTGGATGGCAAGGCATTAAGCTCAATGCTAACCAGTGTCCGAGAATATCACTGGACTTTCTCGCAGAAGAAAAACAATTAAAACCCGACTGGATGTTTCTTCAAGAATACATGAACCATTTTGCTGAAGGAATTTCAAGTGTATTCAAAGCAGAGGACATTGACAGGGCGTTTCACGATGATATATTCAGCAGAGATGATTTGGATTTGGAGGTTGATTAAGAATGAATGATGAATGGGGCGATTTGATAGAACCAACACCGAAAGACCATGCACTTGCAGGTGGCATAATCCTATTAATCATAATCTTTGTAGTTGGGTTCTTCTTGGGGCATTTGATGCATTAAGGTGAATGATGAATCTCAGCCCGGAAACCCAAAAACTCCTTGAAGAGATACGTTCTAAAAGAGACTACTTTGCTGAAGATAACGATGAGCAACTTATATTCAAGATTTTAACTGAATATTTGCACTATGAGAATGAAGAACACTTAGGTGATTGGTTGGAGAGCTTCTTTTGAAAAGACTTTGCTCTCACTGCGGTAAACCGATTGAGTCTAAAGGCTTTAAGACGTGTGACGCCTGCCGTGAAGCAAGTCGTATATACCGTGTAGAGCACCGAGAAAAAGAACTCGCACACAGAACCGAATGGCAGCGAGAGAATAGGAAAAAGCAACGGGCAACTCGCTACATAGAAGGAATCACAGGGCGATACACTCACGAAGAACTAAAGGCAATAAGTATCGGAAAAAGTATCAATACGTTCTCCGTAGAACCACCAAAAGTAAACTTAGACCACACTGGCGAAGAGATACGCTTTGGTTTCTTTACTGACTCGCATATGTCATCGATTTATTATCATGAAGAGTTCTTAGACGACTTCATTCAAACATGCGAAGAACGAGAGGCACACTTCTGTATATTTGGTGGCGATCTTACACACGGAATGGATGCGAGAAAGTATAACCTACTTTACGAATTGAAGCATATCGGATACGCAGCACAAAAAGAATACGCCGTAAACCAACTATTGAAGATACCATTCCATACATACCTGATCTCTGGCAATCACGACAGGTGGTATGAGGCAATGGGCGCTAATATGATACAGGATGTTTGTGATGCAGTTCCTAATGCGGAATATATAGGGCGTGATGAAGGGGACATAGAAGTCGGCGGAATAATAATACGCGCCTTTCACGGTGAAGATGGAAGTTGCTTTGATGATACAACAGAGATAATGACTAGTGATGGCTGGAAACTGTTTAAGACTTTAGAGAAAACAGATCTTGTGGCAACGATGACCAAGGCAGACCATACGTTTGAATGGCAACATCCAACAAATATCACTGATGAGCCTTACGATGGTGGTATGGTTCATTTCAAGGCAAGAAGTGTAGACTGTTTGGTAACACCGAATCATGGTATGTGGACAAAAGCTTCTGAATGCGCTACGTGGAAAAGAAAAGAAACATTGACGTATCCTACAAAGTCTCATCCTAGATTAAACACCGAATGGCACAGGAAAGACGCAATCGATATTGTAAATGAATATAGCAGACAGAAATGGCAGTTTACGCAAGTTTCGAACGGATGGGAAGGGACGACACCAGAAACCGTTAATATTCCACCAAGGGGGTCTAAGAATAATGGGTACAAGCCATATCATTTTGGCGATGTTCCGATAGACGATATGGCAGAATTAATAGCGTGGTATGTAACCGAAGGCCACGCAAGAAAATACTACGTCGGAATACACCAATACAAAACCGTTAACCCCGAAAATTATTCTGCGATACTAGATTTGGCTGAAAGGTTGGGGGGTGGATGCGGAGCATCTGATAGGGTTATAAGAATCCATAGCGCAGAACTATCAGAGTTTTTAAAGGCTGAGTGCGGGCATAAAAGCGCTAATAAATATCTTCCAAAATGGTTAAAAGATTGTGATACGTCCGTTTTGCAAATCGTATTTGAGACTATGGTTAAAGGAGATGGGTGGGTTACTGCCAGCGGATTTGGGTATAGATCGATAAGTAAAAGATTGTTAGAAGATTTTTCAGAAATCGCGATTAAGTTAGGGTATAAAATAACGTTTAACAGAACTAAAACCGATGACTCTGTTAATGTAACTTCGGTTCAATCAACGCCGACTGTTAATACGATGCCCACAATTGTCCACTATTCAGGGCGGGTATATTGTTGTGAAGTTCCCAATGGACTTATTTTGGTTAGAAGGAACGGAAAGACGTTGTGGACGCACAATTCATATGCAATTTCATATCGGATTCAGAAGTTGATCGAGAGTATAACTGGCGGAGATAAACCTAATGTGCTGCTTATGGGTCACGCTCACAAGCAAGGATACTTTTTTGATCGTCATATCCATGCAGTAAGTGGTGGGGCGATGTGTACGCAATCTAAATGGATGCGAAGTAAGCGAATGGCGAACCACGCTGGTTATCACTTCATAACGATACGAGTTGATGATAACGGCGTCGCCGAGTTCACATTAATGTTCAGACCGTTTTATGTTTAAGAGGTGAAAAATGACTGAACTTAAAGACGCAACGCTCGACGAAATTAAAGTCGAACTAATAGAACGTTACCGCGCTACTGGCGATGAAAGAATTAGTATTTGGCTTGGGGATACTGAAGAGGATAACAGCGTGGAGATTGACTTACACCCTGAACAGTGGGAAGAAAAATAGGGGTGAAAAATGACAGTAGGAGTTAAAGTTTGTGCAACATGCGACAATCTAAGAAAACATCATGATAGTTACTACTTCTGTGCAAAGACAGGCAACTGCGCTGAAGACTTTACTTATACGTGTAGAGAGTGGCTTCCGTTCAAAGGTGAAGCATCATAGCCCCGATCGAATGGTTCCAGGATTCACCACATTCATTACAGGACGTTTACGACGACCTCGATATGCAACGCACGAATCTTGGGATGCCACCACTTAGAAAACTAGACCCGGATTCCAGTAAGAAAGATAATAAACCATCTGACTATGTTGAACGTGAAGAGGGTAGTTATAACAAAAGCATATATGTAGCCGTTGATCTTGGAAAGAAGGCAGATCATACCGCGATCACAACCATCGAACCACTCATTCCGAAACCCCGCGGCGTTGATTCAGATATCTTCAGCGCCATAGTGTCCGGTGGTGAAAAACAATTCACGTATAATGTCACTAAGATCAAACGATATGACCTTGAGATTCCGTACCCGAAGATTGCCCGAACACTACAAAAGACTGATACACAACTCAACGCCAAAGAAGATGTAGATTATATTTATTATGTCATAGATGAAGGTGGCGTAGGTGCTGCGGTAACTGACCAGGTATGTGAGTTAATCCCGTTGGCCGATGTGTATCGAGTAACGCTAACTGGGGGAACGCGCCCGCGATGGAACGACTCCAGGAACTTATCATTGCCTAAACCGCAGATGGCATCAACGTTAATCGCATTACTCGAAGCAGATCGCATATGGATCCCACGCGGTGAAATACAAGCAGACATCATCAGACAAGAACTATTGAACTACGAACACAAGGTATCTCAAGTCGGATACGATCAGTTCGGCAGTATGAAGACGGGAATGCACGATGATATTGTATCCGCTCTAGGAATTGGTATCTATGTTGCTGAGTCAATGGGAGGCGGTTCAGTGCCGTTGATGTGGTAATGGTATCAGATGCACGCAGCAATAAACTATTGTTATCTAAATACATACGTAACAGCGAATGGCCGAAACTCAGACGCCGGTTTAAGAAAAGGTATCCAGAGTGCGCTGTGTGCGGTAAGGTATCCAGCGGATGCAACGTCGTTCACCACATAAAACCCTATCAGTGGTACCCCGAACTAGAACTTGACGAAGACAACCTTATAGTGCTTTGTAAATCGCATCATCTGACGTTCGGGCATCTAATGCAATGGGCCTCGTATAATCTAGACGTAAGAAAAGACGCTGACGAATGGAATAGCAGGATCAAAGAACGACCGAAGTGGATGATAAGGTGAGCAATGACAGAAGAAAAACAA